GCGTTATTGTCCTTAATACTCCAGCCATAACCATTCTGAAGTCCATAGTTAGTAATAATGTCGTCCAGAAAGTTTTTTAATTGTCCAGCAGCATTTGTATTATATTGACTTATCCAAGCCATTTTTTTACTCCTGATACTCTATCCATATATCTCCATCAGCCCCTTCATTGCTTTGGGGGGCCCTGTTCATCACCCAGATTTTTCGACCATCTATTTTTTCGGCATTATCTACCACCCCATTATCATTTGAATCATATATTGATTTCAGCATATCCCCCGAACCACCACCCCCACCATCACACTGAGCCAATATCTCCTCCAAGGTTAGGCCTGCCAACTTTTCTGAATTGTCAACCACTCCATTGCCGTTAGCATCATATATCGCCTTCAACATCAGAGCCGTCAAATCAACTCCTCCGCCAGTCCCTCCGGAAAGCTGCTTGATCCGCTGGTCGTTCATACGGATTTCTTCGCGGAGCTGGCGGATTAGATCCATGATCCTTTCCTCAAACCTGCTCATTCATAAGCCTCCAACTTCAGGGTGGCTAAAATGCCTGACGTTGAAATCATGTAATCAACTGCGGTTATTTTCAGTTCTCTTTCGGCCCCGGCCTCGTCAACTATTACTGCCTTCCCTCTTGCTTCAATGGGCTTCATATTCTCAAGAAAGATATTCCTGGCAACTCCGGCAAGCTTTTTCAGCTTTTTCTGTGCAAGTTGGGCATATCCCCAGGCAACGGCGTCTTCAATGCTCTGGACTTCTGGCGCTGAGACAACGGCCTCTCTTATTCCATATTTGGCTATTGATTCATCATCCTGGATAATTGCAACATAATTTGAGCCGAGATTAATAATGCCTGCCTTAATATAGAGACGATTTGCTATTTGGCTGGCGTTCTCATCAAGCTCGAAATCCTCACAATGCTTCCCGACCCAGAGTTTAGAAACTACCTGGGCTGAGCGGAGAGAGAAGAAAAATTCTCTGAAATTATCAACTCCCCAGACAAATGATGGCTCGAATTCCGATAATTTCTTGAGCGCCTCTTTGGCAGTAATCTTATCGGCCGCGAAGTTTTCGACTGCACTTGTGCTTTCTATGATTTTTGGCCGGTTAAATTTTATGGCCGTTTTCGGGGCCACCTGGTTCTCAATAATATCGGCAATAACTTCACTGACCTTCTTATTTGCCCAGGCACCGGAAACCAGAACCCAATCCAGCTGGTCATAATAGCCAAAACCTTGATATCTTAATTCCGAACTCTTTGATGATTTTCTTGGTAAGTCATAGATGAATCCGGTGTACCAGGGATCAGAGCTGAAGAATGGAAAAATATCAACACGGGTTCGATATCCAATCTCAAAAGGCGGTTTCTCTGTCAGGGTAAGCTCCATTGAACCGCAGCCAGATTCAAGGAGCTCAAAATTCACTTCCTCAACAAGATGAGAATAGGCATCACTGCCGAGTTCTCCGATTTTTTCATCAGCACTATTATAGAAGACAAGCTTAAAGCCAGTTCCGCCTGGAATATAGAGAGGGACATAAATGCCAGGAGAATATCCGGAAAATCTGCTCTCCCTGAATCTTTTTCCGCCCCGGAAATACATCAGATATAGGCCTCCGAGTAATTGATGACAACGGATCCGGATCCGCCTGAAACTTCGATCGTATTCTTCCCAGGATTAAGTTTCGGGAATAAGCCGGAAAAATTCTTTATGGCATCCTCTCCGTTAAGTTTAACTTTGCCGTGATATGAATCAATTTCCAGAATGTCATTTTGAATCAGTGGGGCATTGAACTGACAGCTATACTCTTTGACCTCCAGGGCTAGCAGAGAAGCAGGACCAAGCATTGTAACCTGGATTATCGGGAAAGTATCTGCTGTCCCGTTAATCTCAAATTCATACGGGTTGGATGTCGGGATGATCTCTTTTTCTTCAGAATACCAGAACGGGTCTCCGGCCTGAAATCCGATGGAGATATTGTAGAGGAACCCTCTTTTGCCATTATCCTGAATCGTGCTTTCCAGGAGCTTATCTATTCTTATCCTTCTGCCCTTGAACCACAACTCCAGTCCATTTTTGCGCGAAAAGGCATGGATAGAATCCAAAAGCGCCCGGGCGGTAGCTTCATCCTCAGCATACAGGATGCCAGATACGTCCACTCTGCGAGGATTGAAGCATCCATCAGCGGTCTCCTTGCTAAGGTCCGAATACGGGAGCTGCACAAGAGATGAGCGCCTGCTTATTGATTCAGAGCGAACATAGAATTTAGACGGGAAGGATAGGGTGTTTCCGTCTGCGTCCTTAAGGAATGGTGGATTAATTGTCATCTCATCCCCCTAAGCATGGATTGAAGTTTCGCTGCCATGCGTTCGGAAATCTCATCCACTCCGCCAGCATTATTAATATCTCCATATATATTCACCGCAAGGTTTATGTTCGGTCCACCGGCCCCGGCCATAGCAAAAGCAGGATACCGGTCCAGCGGGATAACTGCCTCAGGACCCGCCTCGCCTACCACGGCCAGGGTTGGTTTGGTCACTATGCCGCCTTCGGCAAGTTTAATCGCAGAGAATAGCTTTGAGACTGCAGCTATTGCTCCGGCCACCAAGGCCAGGTTGAGCGGGAAAGGAATTGATTTCATCACGTTCGCTATTTGGCTGGCAATCGCTTCGGCCTTTTTTGCTGCTATCGTTTTTATTGCGCTTTTGAGTGTGGCAGCCACCATTTCCTCGAGCGCCCTTATAGCAGTTTTTGCCATAGATTTAAAGGCATTGCCAAAGGCAGAAAGAATGCTTCCCCCTTGCTCTCCCCAGGCAGCAAAGGCATCCAGAAAGTTATTGACGCTGGCAGTCAGGGTATTCTCAATAGAATCCCGGACAAGCTCCACATATTGCTTCCAGGCGTCATATTCTCCTTCGATATATTCCCGCTTTTTTTCATAATATTCATTCCAGAGAGCAATCAGAGTATCTTTTTGAACCTGGTTATAAGTTTGTTCTTCCAAGATTGCAGCTATTTTTGCTTGCCGCTCTTGCTCCAATGCAAATAACTTCTGGTCCTTCTCATTCATCGACATCATGACAATAGCGTTGCTGATTTCCTGCTTCTTGGCCTGGTAATCTTTTTCTGCCTGGATCCTGGCCAGGGCCAGGGCCTGCTCTTCTTCCTTAATTTTCTTAGCAAACTCAATCTTTTCGTTTAGCTCTTTTTCCCTTGCCGCCTTTTCAAGGGCTGCAAGCTGAGCATGATAAGCCTGGCGGGCTGCAAGTAAAAGCTCGGCCCGAGTCTTCTCATCACTCACTTCCTGATTAATCTGCGTGACTCGTTCTTCATATTGGGCCCGGAGCGAATATCTGTTGTATTCGAGTTCGCCGAGTGTCGCCTTTTTGATTTCATCGGTTAGTTGTTTCCTAAGAGAGATTATTTTTTCTATCTGTTCTTTAGTCTGAATGCTGGCTGCCAGAGATTTTTCTTTCTCAAGTCGTTCTTTTTCCTGAGCTTCTCTCTGCTTATCTATCGCTTCGGCATGCTTTTTGCCCACCTCAGCCAGGGCTCGCTGCATTTCAACGCCCTCTCTGCCCCTATATATCGCGTTGGCCATAGCAGCAATATTGCCATTATATTTTTCAGTTAACGCCTGAAATTGGTCGCCGGTCATTCCGGCCTGTTGAGCAGCTTCCCAGAGTTTTCCTTTTAGCCTTTCCTGTGTTTCTCTTAATCGTTCATCGGCCTGCCGGTTATACTCTTCCTGCTCTTTCAGCCGGGAAAGAATGTTGTAGAACGTGAAACCGGCCGCTGCCGCCGCCCCGATAGCAATCGTTAGCGGGTTAATAGCCCCGATCAAAAGCTTGAATCCGGTTATCAGGGCCGGAAGCATTTTCAGAAATTGCCCCGTTATCATCATCACGGGGCCAGCCGCAGCTGCCAGCCCGGTCATTGCTATTATTGCGGTTTGAATTGGCTTGGGCAGAGAATTAAACGCTTCAACGATTTCGCTTATTATTTTCACCCCTTTTTGTGCAAGAGAAAGAAAGGTTTGAAAGGCTGGCATCAGCGCCACTCCGAGGTCTATTGCTGTTTGCTTCATCTGACTGCTTAGGACTCTGAGTTTGTTCGTCGGGCTATCCATTGTTCTGGCCAGATCGCCCTGAGCGTTTTTAGTCTGTTCCATGATAAGCCCATATCTGGCCATAACCTTCTGCTGCTGAGTTAGTTCACTTCCCATCTGAGCAATGCCGTGAGTATAGGCATAAGTCTTGACGCTAGCCTCATCAACCACAATACCCAGACGTTTAAGAGGCTCAACCACTCCCGTTATCCCCGCCCTGAGCTTCTGAAAGGCCTCTTCCGGATTGAGGTTGTAGAAACTGGCCATATCATAGGCCAGCTTGGTCAGGCCGGTTGAGAGCTCATATGCGCTCTGCGATCCGAGTCCCATCGCATCAAACATATTGTAGAACGTACCGACGTTTTTTCTGACCTCGTAGGCGTTGAGTCCGAGCTGCTTTCTCAACTCCTCCGACCAGGCTCTGGCGGCTCCGGCCATCTCTCCCATTGACACTTCGAAGAGACTCTCAGATTCCTGGGCCTCCATAGCTGCCTTGATGGCTGCCGTGCCAATGCCGACGAGCGGCAGGGTGACAGCTGCTGATAATCCGGCCCCGATTGTTTGAAATGATCTGCCGACTTCCTGGAGTTTAGACTTCGAGTCCTTGAGCGCTTTGGCAAGTTCAGAGACGTCAGCCGATATCTTGACAAGCAAACTCTTGATTTCCATCATTCAATCCCAAGTCTTTTTTTCAGGGCCTCGAGCTCTTCCCTGACATCTTCGCGGGTCATTTGTTTGCCCTCCGTCTGAAAACATTCCGGCAGAAGGTCATTGAAATCTACCGCCCTGCCATTGTTATGCGGAGCGAGCAGAATGGACGTGAACCAGGCCATTCGAATCCACTCCGCCCGCTCTCGCTCATATTCCCGCTCCGATATGCCCTCCATAGCCGTCAGAAGCTCTTCGGGCAACAACCGCCTGAAATCTTCCCGGCGGAAGACCCCCAGATAGGCAGCAGCTAATTTTCTTTGCTGCCTGAGCCAATCTCCGGAGTTTCCTCCGCCGTCAACACGTTTTTTTTGACCTCTTCTGCCGAAACAGTTTCTGCTTTCAGTTCCGATTGTTGCTTGACCCCGCTCTGAGCAAAGATAGCTTTCATCACCACGTCAAGAATCTGCATGATATCAAGCCTTCCAGAACGGATGGCCTCGTTCAGCAGCTTCTTGGTCTGTTCGTAGGAGAGTGCTTCGTCTTCCCATCTCAGTCCGGCATAGACTAGAAACGGCAGATCTCGGTAGGTGATATTCAGCGAGGCCAGGTCGAAGTCTTTCCCTTGACCAGAGCCAAAATGTTCTGAGATCAGGTCCCAGGCGTCAAAATCATAGACAAGCTTTCTCGGGCGATCCAGTTCAAGAACAAATTCTTTCACCATCTACCTCTTCATCAGGTTGTGGACAGGGGGCCGGAAAGGCTGAAGCTCACCGAAACGGTCCCGGCCTCTTTCAGGGGGCCCTTAATCGAAAGCTTGCTGACCCTGAATTTCCCGCGGAAAAACTTGCTGGCAGCCACAGTAAACCGCAGGTCGAGCAGCGTATCATTGAGATATGCATCCTCAAGCTCGGAATACCCGGCATCGCTGTCAAGCATGAAGTGCTCTGAAGAGACCTCAACCGATTTGATTCCGATGAGCGACTCGGCCCAGCCTTCAGAATCCTTATCGGTTACATCAATGCCTTCGCCGGACATGTCAATTGAGGCATCGGTCGCGCCGCCTACCTTAGTCCAGACGGGCGTCTGCTCGGTTCCGGTGTTGACCTCGACGTAAATGTCCTTACCCTTGATTTTGGCCATGTTTACCTCCTGGCGTCTTTCAGGCTTTTCAGCCTGTAATATAGGTTCAGCTCCTTCATCAGGAGCCTATTATTTTCATCGCGCTCAAAAATCCTCCGGCAGGCGTGAAGATAAAGCCTTGCCTTTTCTGTTATGACTTCTTCTTTTGCCCGGGCGATAAGTTCATCCAGGCTATCTCTCAAATCGATACCGCGATATTTGACCGAAACGATATGGTCCTTTTTCTCATCAATCTTTCCTGCTATGGGGATTTGGCAGGGCTTCACTTCTAACGCCTCATTCTGAAATCTTTCGATTAGTATTTCCGAAATATTTATACACTGCGGTCGGGGGGCGTTCTTTTTCTTTCCCACCTCAAACCTCCTCTATCAAAAATCGGAATTTCAATATTCCGTGACGGGTTATCCCGTCTATATCAATGATTATTTCCGCCATATCCAGGCCTGAATATACGGCCCTGAAATCTGTATCAAGTGAAAGCTCTGAAGAAGTGAGGGCCTGCAGCACCTCATCCATAATTTGAGCCGCCTCTTTTTTCCCGGGATAACTGGACCAGATATGAATCGTGGCCGCAACCTCCTGTCCAGGCTGGAATTTATCCGACCAGTCCCGCCCATCTATTTCTCCAGCGATGATGTGCGGCATGGGGACATTCTCGGGAAAATCGTCATAAACTTCTCTTCCTGTGGCAGAGATGATCCTATCTCTGATGGCTTTGTGAAGGGTAAGAAACGGGGACTTCACTCTTCGCTCTCCAGGATCTTCTTGATTCTCTGAACAAATCCTTCTTTTTCTTCTTCATATGCCGGATTAAGATAGGGCCGTTCCTTAAGTCCCCTTTTGGCAATTGCCTTGCATATCGGCCAGGCCGAATCAAAACCATGATGCTTAGCCCAGTCTTCAAGAGCATCCGGCGGTGGGAAATGCGGTCTTGTTCCGAATTCTACATAGGGAGCATAAGGAGCTATCGATCCGATTTCTGCCGCCAAGCCACCCTGGACCGAGTCGACCATGATGGAATTCATAAGATTTCCCTCATCGATCGCCTTCTGGTCTCGTAATCTCTTTTTTGCGTTTTTCTGTATGTCAAGGGCCGTAAACAGGACTTCCCGCTTGATTCTCTCCTTCTTGGAAAGAATCTTATCAAGCGATTTCTCCAGTTCATTCAGGCCCTTGATTTCAACTTTGGCAGCCATCTCTCACTCCGAGCACAAAAGTTCCAAAAACCTTTTCTGCTCTCCGACATCAAGGATCCCCTCGATCTCAAATAACCGGTCGCCATACCTGATCCGCATCCCGGTGCTAACATCCGACCGGTACCGGATATGAACACGATGTGTTACCCGAGATTGAACACTCATGGCTTCGAACTTCTCGTGAGCTGATAACGGCTCAATCAACGCCCAGGCAGAAAATGCATCCTGCCAGATAACCTGCTTGCCGCCATAGCCATCATCCAGTTTCACTGCGGATTGAAACACAACCCGCTGGCGTAGTTCTCCTATCTCGGGAAGATCGGATCTTCTGGATTTGGAAATGGCCATCCTAAATCCTCATCACACGATAAGGCCAACACAGGGCGGAAATTGAATCAATTAGCGTCTGGCTTTCCACCTGGCCCCGATTCTCGTATAGGATTGCCAGAGTCAAGAGAATCGCTGTTTTCAGAGGAGCCGGAACTGCACTGGCATCCGTTCCATATCCCGCTTTCCCGGAGATAATGAAGGAGGCAAACTTTCTATGATCCGGCCAGGAACAGCCAGGTTTAAGCCAGATCCTCCCCATCTGATCCTGGGAGGTATCAACCACATAGATTCCAGGATCAACCACAGAAATTGCACCATCAAGTGCCACGGTTTCAATTTTTGTAATTTCCTGAAGCGGGGAATATGGAATCAAAATGGGATCAGGAGGGATATCGAGTGTGTATGTGAAGTCAGTGGTCAAGAGTTTTCGCCCTGTTAGTTTTTCTACAGTGTCCTCTGCCACAGTGATAAGAGAGCAGATAAGCGCGTCATCGTCTGTTGTATCAACCTTCAGGTACTGCCTGGCTTCTTCAAGGCCGATTACTGCCATCACTCAATCCTTCTATTCAAGTTCAATCGCAGCTATGGTTAGGGCGGTCACTCCGGAATAGGAAACCTGGACATTTCCATTCGGATCATTGAAGCGAAATCTCGGAAACGGTCCGATCAACCTCTCCTCTCCTGAAGGAATCTTCACAATGGCGTCATGGTCATATCCGAGATCGCAAATCCTTAGTGAGTTAATTGTGACCGTCTGATCGCTTGTGTGGCCATTTTTAACATGCAGGAAAACCCGGCCGGAATTGGCAAATTCATCACCGCCTTCAGATGCCGAAACAAAGGCGGGCTCCAGGCCCGTTAAGATAATCTTTTGAACCGATAAAGGTGCCATTTGTATTCCTCCTGCTATTTTTTCTTTGATTTAGTTTTCTGCCCGGGTATTGAATCCGTGTCCCGAGAATTCGATTCCTTGGTTTCCATTATTCCCTCAAGCGTCTTATCTTCTTCCGCCCAACCCTGGGACAGAAACACATTAGCCAGGTCATCCGGAACCGAATAAATCTGGCCTGCCTGATACTGAAGGACCTGAATGCCATCAGGACTTCCGTATCTCGTCTGAATCATCCTGATTCTTCTCATCTTATACCTCCACAGAAAGAGCGCCTGGGGGCGAGCCTCAACAGCTGCGCCCCCATATACTCAAATTAACTGGCGCCTTCTCAGCTGACCGGAGCGTGTCTCGGGAAGCCCTTGATCACAACAGCCCCGAGAGTTCCACCGGTAGTCGGAGAACCGGACACCGTGGCCACAAGCTTGATATAGCGCTTGGTGCCGATGTAGCCGAACTGCTTCACGACATTATCATCTGTAGCTGCGAAGACCGGTTCGGTGCCCAGAAGATCCTCGTCCGGAACAGCGACCAGGTCAGAACCATCTGAGGCATTACCATGCCGCAGCTCAAAAGTGAAGGTTCCATCTGTAATGGTCCCGCTCTGAACGACAACCAGCGCCCCGTTGAATCCCTGGAGATCAATCAGGTTTCCGGTCAGATTATCTTTCCCTGTGGTGGGATTAATTGCCACCACAGCCTTAAGATTGTTATACAAATCTCTAACGCTCACTTTTCACCTCCATTAGCTGGCAGCTATCTTCAGTTTTCTGAAGGCCTCAGGCACGGTAACACCACCGTCAACCCGCTTCCAGAACAGGAATCCGATCTTGCCTTCCGTAGCATACTTTTCAACCAGCCTCTGCACAGTCATGCCAACGCGATCAACAATTTTGTATCCGGCCTTGAAATTGCCGAAAATCACGGGGAAAGCATTGCTGGCGATACTGGGCATATCCGGGGACTCATAGACCGGATATCCGAGCAGTGTGGACGGCTCTCCGAGCTGAAGCGCTGGCTGCCAGAGGTACAATCCCGTCACCGTATCTTTGAGCGTCCTGATCGAACCGATAGTCGCTCTTTTCATTAAGAAAGCAGCACCCCGGGCATATGGAGAACTCAGGGAATAAATCAGGTTAATCAGACCATCTGCAGTGATCTTTGAGGCGTCACCAGAATTGACTGAAGAGATGTTGGCGCTCAGCAGGCCTTCGGGCTTATTGACACCATCCCCGACGACAAAAGCTTTGCCCTCTTTATAGGCATAGATTTCGGCGACCTTCCTCTGAATGTAACCCTCGATGTCGAAAGCAGCATCTTCAATCAGGGTGCGCTTTGGCGTCACCAGCGCCTGAAGCTCAAAGGGCGTAAACCTTTCTTCCGCAAACTTCAAGTCCTGAGCTGCCAGAGTCTCCCCGGGCCAGGCAGCAAAGGCATCCATATCTACCGCCGATTCTTTCGGGATCTCAACTCCAGCCCCGCCGATCGAAAACACTTCTGCCATTTCCCTTATTGGCGAAAATACCTTCAAGATCTCAATGATACGGGAATCAAACTCCACAGGGGTCACATAACCACCGGTAACATCTTCAGAAATCCGCATAACCTTCAGCTCGTCGGCTGAAAGATTTTTCTCGCCCTTCCTGATCCAGGAAACAAATGCCTTGCGCTCCGGAGAAGCTGCTCCCTTCTGTTCCTTCATCGCCGTTTCCACCGCAATCTGTTTCAGCCGGAGTTCAAGCTCATCGATTTTTTTCTTGATCTCCAGCTCAGCAGCCTGGCTCTTTTCCTGGAAAACCTTGAAGTCCGATTCTGAGATTCGACCCTTGAGAGCGTCCTCATACTTCTGGCGCTCATCATGAATGAGCTTAATGATCTTTTCGACGTCCTCTTTGGCCTCTCTCGCCAGCTCGGACTTCACCTTTTCAACCAGTTCCTTTACTTGCAGTCCTTCCAATTCTTACCTCCGTGATATTGTTTCGAGGACTTCAGAAAATATTGACTTGACCGGCTGCTCCAGCGCCTCGATTACTGGACGCAGTGGACTTCCAAGCGGCTCTCCCAAACGAGTGCTATCAAGCGGCTCGCCAGTAGAGTGCTCTATGCTTTTCTCTGTATCTTCATAATCACCGACACCGAGACGTTTTGCATGCCCAATTAAATGTTTAGCTGCCTTCCGCCTCAGCTCTTCAGCTGAGATCGAATCTGTCACCGGCTTGATTTGATTCATCCTGGCCAGGGCATTTCTCAGGTGCGGAAGGTCAACAGAGTCATCATCGTCAGGATCCGAAACGCCTTTCTTGTGGTGAGGTAAATGCCTGGCCCTTTTATCTTCTGTGTCCCCATTCTTATATGCGGGCTCGATAACAGCGAATGCTGCATCTGGAAGCGAATTGATAAAGGCAGCGGTCCATTCAGCTTTTTCTTCTTCAAGCCTGTCTATGCGATCAATGAGGGATTTTACGCTTTCGACGAGGGCTTCCTGATTCATCGGAAACAGAGTGATAGAACCCTCATCAAGTGCAATCTCCTTCAGCCTCCTAACATTTCGCCCCTCAATTGTGTCATAAGCCCATTTGATAGCCCTGTATCCTATTGATAAGCCGACCCGGACGCCTCTTTCCAAGAGCTTCTGGACTTTTCGCCTGGCTTTCTGACTATCTTCGTCATCAAAGAAATCTGCTTTGATGGACAGGCCCCTTGCATCTTCTTCTGCCTTGAAAGTCCCGACAACCAGATCCGGGACCGAAGGGTTATGATGCCAGAGTAGCGGAAAGCTCTTTTTCTCCTTTATCGTCTTCTTGAACGCACCTTTTTCGACGATATCGCCCCCCTCATCCACATTTCCAAAGATGGATAGATAGCCTTCCAGGGTTCCGGTTTCGGATATTTCTTTAATTTCTATCGGAAAGGTTTTTCTTTCAATTGCCATGATTACCTCCGCACAGCCGAATAGCCAAGACTGCACCGGCACTGAACGTGGGCGGGAGGGTGCATCTCCCCAATTGAAAAAGCCTCATCATGGCCAACTTTCTCTCCGTCGAGACCGGCGCAGATCGGACAGGTCCTTTCATCATCTGCAGTAATCCACTCTTTTTCGATTTCATCCACGAGACCTGATTCTCTCATCTGCCTGAGGCTTTCCCACTGCCCGAAATTGTATGCAGTGGCCAGTTCCGTTCTGGCTATTCTTTTTGCCCTCGCTTTAAGAAGCGATGTGGCATATTTCTCGGCAAGCTTATCTATTTTTTCTTGAGCCAGGCCTTGTCCCATCAGTTCGGCCCGGTAGTTCGCTACAGCCTGGGCTTCTCTGGAAAGCAATCCCACGAAAGACAGAAGCATCCTTGAGAGCTGATAATTGCTTGTGATTCCCTGAAATACTTGATGACGCAATAGTGAATTAATTGTGGAAGCCTGCCCTTCTGTAAGCTCTCGAATTAACATCCCGCCGCGCTCGGTCATCCATTTCAGGATATTTTGATGGACAGAATTGAACTCTGGTGCTTTCTGCCTCTTCTTTATTGCCTCGAACATAGAATTCCCTGCCGATTCAATTGCTCTCTTCCAGGTTGACTCAAGAGCTGCTTCCATCCACCCAGAAACAACAACTCGCCACGAATCAATCAGCCCCTGCTGCACATAGCCGGTTTGACGGATATATTCGATGTCTTTTTCTGTTACCGCCTCTTTCATCGCTTTCCACAGCACCTGGACCTTTTTCTCAAGCGTTGGCTCTGTCCTTTCGAGATAAGTACGCATATTCCCGGGCCGAGCGCGTCCGGTCAGAACGATCCGCTCCGGCCTGCGGATTTTCTGCTCAATCATCTCGAAAATCATTCCTGCTCCTCTGTCGTTCCGGCTATATACTCAAGCGGAATCTCATTGATACTAACCAAATGTTTGTCAGCGCCAGGTTCATCCGATTTGCCCCAGCCAAGCTCTTCACGCGCTTCATTGATCCTGATAATTCCCCTATCTTTGGCTTTCCCCACTCTTTCCCATAGTTCTGATAGGTCCGCAGAGAGAGCTTCAATTCCAGACACGTCGTAGTCGATATACAGGTCTTCTCCGAATTGCCTGACAATCCGGTAATTGAGTTCTTCTTTAAGCTCGTTTAAATGCGGTAATACTGCCCAGTGATAAAGAACCTTTACGGCTTCTTTGGCGTTGCTATAGGTCTTGTATTCGACATCGCCCAAAAGCTCCGAGGGCACATGGAAAACATTTGCCACCCGGCGCAGGATCCCAACCTGAAGGGGCTGGAAATTGATATCGTTCGGAGAAAATCCGACCTTTTCAACCTTTAATCCACCCTCCAGAATCAGCGGGTTCATCGCCTTCTCCGGCCCCTCATATTCCCTCTTCAACTGTTCCTGGAGAAACTTTCTCTGATCTGGAGTCAGTGGCCTATCAGTCGAAAGCGTAATCGGCGGCATTGCGCCGTTTTCAAGGAGCCTGAACATCCATTCTTCAGAATAATTCCCAATATCAATCTTCTTTGCTATTGATGCTATCGGCGAAAGTCCCCGCAGCTCATTAGTTTCATCTTCTTCTGGATTTGGCATAGTGAAATGAATAATTTCTTCTTCGGAAAACATATTGCTGCCATATTTATAGACTATGTTACCGTCCCGGAGCTCAGGAATAACGCGGTTCGGATTCAAGAATTTTGTTTCTATCTTTGTTTTGAAGCTCGGGATATTCAATAAGAGATAGGCGTTCCCTGTTAATAACTTATGCATCAGGTATTTTTGCAGGAATTTGGTCCAGGTCATCCGCCTTCCTGGCCTTTTCAGAAAATCAATTACTGGATGATTTTCGACCTCAGCTACTCCATCGCCACTTTTCTTATATAAATACCAGGGCACCGTCGAAGCAGCTAATTGAATTGTTGTGATGCAAGAATATACCGAATCCGAAAGGGCCATCGCTTTTATGTAATTTCCCAGCCTATCAACAGCGATTTTGCCGATACCGGGGATGTCAATAACCGAATATCCAGATGATATAGTTGTTATCGATTTCTTTCTAAACGGCCATAAAGCCATCAGGGCCTCCATATCCGGGGCTCCGCATAGGGATTCTTGAGCCCCCAGTTAGCGAGCGCAAGCGCGATAACTCCATCGTCGTGATAGCCTTCTGGAGCCGAATACCTGATTGAACCAGAAGGTGAAATTTCATATTCGAATATTTCGAGCTCATTAAGAAGAACGGGATCATCGAAAATCTTGATCTGCTCCAGCTCGAAAGACATCATCAGCGCCTGGATGAGCTGCCTCTTGCTTTCGTTGGTCAGCTTGTAGCCTTCCACATTCAGACCCATATTTTTTAGGTCCTCATATATGGGATCGCCAATGCCCGTAGAATCCATAATCAGCCGGGCATTATATTTTTTCACGGGTTCAAAGATGCGTTTCTTTTGTATTGCCCAATCAATTTCATTGAACCGATCTGAATATACCTGGTTTCCCCGGGTATCCATTATGACGAGCCAGGTATAATCTTGAAGTCTGGCCAGGTCCAGGCCGGCAATATAATACATTCCGGGCTCAGGATCTCTCGGTTCAGCGCCTATTGCTTTTCTGATATTCCGGAAGACTGTCGAGCTATCATCGAGGAATTCTGCATATATTTCTTGTTTCTGAATTGATGGCGGAATCTCGGACACAAGGTCCTCAAGCTCTTTTCGGCTCAGGTAGGGATTGTCGAAGCTCGTGAAATGGAAATACTCCCAGCCTTCCTTTTCCTGCGCCATCACTGCCAGGCGGTAAAAGAGCCCCTTACCCTTCGGTGTTCCGCCGATGAGTACGTCCGGGTTATAGTCCAGCATCATCGGCTGTATGGTGTTGTGCCAGAGATATTCATCGCGAAGAATAATCCCTGCCTCATTCAGGATTATGAAACGATAGCCGAATCCTTCGATGAGCTCCGGCCGGTCCGCACTTCTCAGGTCGAGCTTTTGCTTTCCTATGGTCAACTCCTTCTTCTGCTGTCTCCACTTCCAAGCTGACGGTGGCAGGTGTCGAAGCACCGGATAGAAATATCTCTCGATGTAGCGGTCAATGTTTGAGTTCACCGTGTCAACCCACAGCCCCGGCCCGATTCCTTCGAGAAGATACTCGATGACCAAATTCGCAAAGCCTTTTGTCAATCCAAATCGGCGCCCCTTAGCGATGACCTTCTTCTTGGCCTTCGATTCGAAAAATATCTTCTTCTGCCCGGAATGGTAGTGAATCGGAAGCACTATATCATGCCGAGCATTCATAAGCGCTTCCATCACTCCTCCGGCTTCCGGTCAGTAATAATTCTCTGGATTTTGATCGTAAATTCCTGTGGCATCTCAATTGATTGCCTGTCCGTCATCCCTGTCCAGTTCTTCATACAAAAGATCCAGCGAGCATCAGACCAGCCCCGAAATTCATGGGCAAGGGCGTTTCTTTTTGTTTCCCATCTTTTTATTGCTTCGGAAAACTCCGGGTGCTGTCTCTGCCATTCATAGATTGTGTCAATATGAACGTGAAGCAATACTGCAAGATGATATATAGAGCAGAATCGTAGAAAATTCTGCAGGTTCATTTCTTCTGCGACACGAAGCACGAGCTCGCAAGCCTTTTCTGAATATTTAGTTGGCCTGCCGCCCGGATGCTTTTCAATCTTCTTCATTCTTTTATCTCCGCTATTGCTACTGCCACGAACCTATCTGCCTTATGAAGCTCATTAAGCTTTGAGAGCAAGGTGTCGCTTGGATTATCGAGCTCGAGAGTTATCCTCGCTCCCTTATCTCCGCTCCTCAGGCTTTTGATATGCATTTCCTGGATAAGAGCTTCAAAGGCTATTTTTTTTAGGCTTTTTTTCACCTGCCCACGCCTCCATTCATTTTTGCCTCAACTCTAGCGAGCCTTTCTCTCACATTATCCAGAGCCTGAAAAATCCGGTCGTGATCTTGCTTGTTTTCGCTCCTAAAATCATTCATTTCTTCCTGAATCTGTCCTATTTTCGTTTCGTGAATGGCGCAGCGTTCTGGGTTACCCTTCAATCCGCGCTGCTTAGTCAATTTTATTTCCCTAATTTTCTCTCTGGCGATAAAAGCTGCCAGGATGATGATTGCCAGACCATAGATTATCTGTGATAACTCCACCTTAGCCACCTATTTCAAAAGCGCATGACCGCCGAAACCGGCCAGAACACCAAGGCCAAATAAGAGCCATTTCTGACGCTTCTGGATTTGGGTCTGCTTCTCATAACTCAAGATCAACCGGTTCATGGTC